ATACTGGATAGTAAATAGTTGCTGCTCCGCCCCGCACACCACCTTGACTGCATGATTTAACTGCACTTTGGAAGTGCTTGTAGAAAGGAATGATGCCTGTGTGATAAGCATCGCCTTTGCGAATTGGGGAACCAATAGCACGAATACTCCCGCCACCAATGCCAATGCCTGCTTTTTGACTTACATACTTAACAACGCTGGCAGCAGTAGCATTAATACTGTCAAGACTATCATCAGTTTCGATAAGCACACAACTGCTGAACTGGCGTTGCGGAGTACGAACTCCTGCCATAACAGGAGTAGGCAAACTAATGTCGTGCAAGCTAATAGCATCATAATAATCCTTTACCCATTGCAAACGGGAATCGACTGGATAGTCTTGGAAAAGACTTGCTGCAATAAGAATGTAGCACATCTGTGGTGTTTCAAAGATTTCGCCGCTTACTCTGTTTTGACAAAGATACTTGCCACGAAGCTGTTCCATAGCAACATATGTTAAGTTCTCATCTCTGTCATGTTTAATAAATGTATTAATCTTTTCCCACTCGTCGTCACTGTACTTTGTAACAAGTTCTGGATCGTAGAATCCGCTTTCGGTATTACGATCAACTAGTTTCTTAACATGCCACGGCTCAAATCCGTTGTATACTTCTTTGCGTAGCGCATAGTTAACAAGTCTTCCACCAACATATTGATAGTTAGGAGTCTCTTCTGTGATAAGATCTGCTGCTGCTTTAATAAGTGTTTCTTGGATTTCTTTACTAGTAATACCATTGTAAAACTGAATCTGACTCTTAAGTTCTACTTCGCTTGGACTAACTCCTGTAATATCTTCACATGCATAAAACACAACCTTGTGTAGCTTTTCAATATCGAGAGTCTCTTTACGCCCGTCACGTTTAGTAACTTGAATCATTATCTTTTCCTTTTTGTTGTCTATTTGGTATTTATTAATATGTAGGTAGTGTGTCGTGCTGCATTTGGCATTTCAGCATAGGTAAGTCAACTGCATCAATACTCTTATTATAATAATACCCTATTGTTAGATTGTCAACGAAAAGAAGGTATCTTATTACACTTTCTTTTTCGTCTAGTGTAATATGTATCTCAAAACGACTGCTAGAAAAACGATCAGTTAACTGTAAAGTGTAGTATATTGCTAATATTTTTGTAAAGTCGCAGTAACGATTTTCTTCAATCATTTCCCAAGGAGTGGGCCATGTGGTTTTGTCATATGGATCAGCTGCTATACTGCTCAATGGTGCGTTGTTCCAAAACTCAATAGTATCTTCAAATGGAGAAATAGTTTCTTCCAAAGTTAACCGAAAGGTTCTCCACGCTTTAATACGTTCTACATAGGATTTATCAAACATTAATTTATATATTTAATCGTGAACTCTAACTCGTCTGTTTCTGGACTTAGGTTATCTAGCATTTCATTTACAATATCTAAGTGTATTTCTGTTCCACCATTTTGAAATGCAGAGCCTTTTACGCTAAACACTAGTTTGCCTACCTTGCTAGGATTTCCAGTAAATGTATGTTCATCTGACAGTGTAATTTCTGCATTGTTTCTGTTATAGGTTACAGTTAGTACTCCGCTTTGCAGTATTGGACCGGCACTATCTTCAGCACGATAAGTGTACTCTAAATTAATAACACCTCTTTGCTGATCAGATGGTAATCTAATAGCCGTTTCTGCTATTAGTTTTACACCAACACTAGTTCTTACTGGTTGTGATAGCTCAATGCGTTTTGATCCATGTACTTCTGGAAAATAGTCTTGACTAAAATAAAGTGGATCAACTGTTAGTTCAGCAGTACGCTGGAAGTAATCATTGATACTTTTATTATTATCCATATCAATATGTCCAGCATCACCAATGCCATTTGAGTCAGCAGTACGATAGAATTCAATCACTGGTTCTACAACTACACTGCTGCCGCCATCACGTCCTACGTTTAGATATGTGTTGTTTTGACTAATATTGAAGTTACCTGTACGTACATACAATCCTTGTTTGTCAACAAGATCAAATACATAATCTTCAATCATAGTATACTGAGCACCATTTGTTTTTCCAACTGGTGGCACTGAAGTAGGGTCAGCACCTAGTACAAATCCTAAACCACAAGTATTGACATTGCCGCCTAAGAATTTATTATTATTAATATCGTATTCGCTGTATACTGCACAAGCAAATCCATTAATGAATATATTTTTAAATATATTATAATCAGAAGTTGCTGTTGCTACGCTACCGTTAGAAACTACAATACCAACTAGGTTTGATCCAGGCACACCTTCGCTGGTTACGCCATCACCTGTTCCCCATCCTGCTGAAATTTTCATATCTGTAAACATACTATTTTGACAGTTTTCAAGATACAATGCTCCGCCATTACTATTATGAAATATTGTCATGCCTTCGATGCGAACAAATCGAGCCATGTTGGCTGAAGTTGTTGTACTTGGATCTGCATACGTTCCTGGTATACTAAGTTCGTTTACTGTTCGAAAAATGTTTTCAGGTGGATTCGCACCCGAACTGTTTAAAAATGTTTTGTCAATGCCGTCGCCAACAATGTTTGCATATGGAGGTATCTTTAATCCTGGCGAACTAATAAGATATTCACCTGCTGGAATGTAAAGTGTTAAACGACTACTGTACAACCCTTTGGTTGCACTATTAATAAACAACTGATCAATAGCACGTTGTAGTTTTTCTGTTTGGTCTGTTCCATCGCCCATTGCACCAAAATCTCTAACACTTACACGGTCATCTAGTTTTGCTTGTAGAGTACGTTCTACTGGAGATGCTAACGCAACACCTGTTTGTATTTCGTCTCTTTTGTATGCATACTGTCCTGCTAGACTTAATAGATTGTCAGCTTCTGTTAGTAGCTTGGTGTTACCAACTGCTGGTGCGCCTTCACTTACTGCGCCATTACCAATGTAAACTTCTTGTGTATCAATCGCCCAACCTGTTTCGCCTGAAGCAAGTTGTGGTATTCCACTTCCTTGATTCTTTCTACCTCGGCGGTGCTGGATTCTTGAAATCTGTACAATAGCCATGCTATACTCCTAATGCGTTATTAGTAGTATTTAGCCCTAAAGTCCAAGTCATTGCTCTTACGATCATACCACATTTCAAATGTATCAGTTGACCAAAGTGCTTGTCTATTATTGCTTTTCTTTGGAGCCATGTTGTACCATATATTCCAATAGTATTCAGCACGTTCTTTATTGCCCATGCGTTTATGATAAAAGAAGTTCATTCTAGGATGTGTTCGTGTTCTAACAGTTGCCCAAGTGTCAGCATGTTTTTTCTTATCTAGTTGTTTGTATAGTTCAGGATTATCTAAACGTCCTGTGTACTTTCCAGTTTTGTAGTTAGGATTAGCATTGCCACCAAGCGAACCTCCGTGTTCGGGTGTTTTGTTAAAGTATTCAGTACTTTCTACAACATTAAACTCGTTACTATAATATTTGCAAACTTCTTCAAACTTCTTCTTATCCTTAGATTCAAAAAGTATTTCAGTACTATAATCTTCACTATACTCATCTAAGTGAGCAAGCCAGTCAACACTTGAGCCTTTATAAACATTCAGATTTCTAGTAGTTTGACCTAAATACTTCTTACCTGTTACATTGTGTGTATGATGATATAGTATTTGTTTGAGCATCAGCCATTCTTTTCGTAATACTGGCGGCACCTATTCCACCATTCTTGTTCCCATTCTGCAAACTCATCTGGCCACAAATCAAACTGCTGATACTCTAAGCCGCGACTGCACATGAAGATATGTCCTTCACGTATGTCTGTACCATGTATTTCGTTGTGTCCTAGTGCATAAGCTGTAAGTTGTAGATAATAATCTTCTACCCACTCAGGCTTCTTAGGCTTGTTTGTTTGCTTAAAATCCATTATGCAGGGGTTGCCTTTGTACTGTCCTACTAGGTCAGTTGTGCCTGCGTAGATACCAGGAACATAAAGCGGAACTTCGCTGCCCCAAATCTCATCTACATGTACCATTGCTTCGTCTCGTATAATACAAGCCATCTTATAGGCCTGCTGAGCATAAGGATTGCTGCCTGCGCTTTCTGTCCATACACCATTGTCAACATAGTCTTCTAAATATTTGTGCATACGAGTGCCTACACCTGCTGCTTCAGTTGTAATCTCTTGTGCTTTAGCATGTCCTACACGCCTGCGCCATTCA